CCATACGGGGTTTTTTCACCAACGGTGTAAAGATCATCTGGATTTTCGTAAGGTGTTCCGGCTTGTGATAGCATCTTGTATTGTTCTGCTCGATCCTCTCCGTAATTCTTTTCTACCTCATGGTACGCAGTCATCAATTCTGCTCTTTCGGGGCCATACGGCAGTTTCTTTGCCTCCTCTAATAGAGATTGTTGCGCCCAATACGGATAACCCGTTTCCGGCAAATCGGGGAAAGCATTTTCTTCAAACAATCCTTTTCTGTGCATATCTAAGGCGTATTGCTGTGCGTTAAATACACCCAAGTCATAGTATTGATTCGGTGTCCATCCCGGCTTTTCCCATCCGCTTACATAGGACTGTAAATCGCTCGGATTTAAAAGACCGCCCGCGAAATAGCGCATTGGCTGCACCCCATAGAGCATTTCGCTGTAACTGTACGGGCTATAACTGGTACTCACCCCTGCGGTGGGTCGAGGATAGGTGTAAGGATCTTCGGGTTTTGTCGGTTCTGTTGGTTTTGTAGGTTCCGTAGGTTCCGTAGGTTCCGTTGGCTCTGTTGGAGGGGGCTGCTGTCCACCGCCAGGGGGAGGTATAGGGCCACCGCCGCCACCGGGTTTTGGCGGTGAAAGTAGACCAGGCGTAATAGGACGGGGCCAACCGGAAACACCAGCCATATATTCGTACCCGGATTCGGGCATGAATGATCTTGGGAGGAGTCCAGCGTAATACTCCTCTTCGTCCAGTATTCGTCCTTGGTTCATATTATTCCGAGTTGCGGGTACTTGAGTTCCCTATCCCATATTGGGTCTTTGCCTTCTGTTGCGAATCTCAGAGACATGACTGCATAGCGTGTACTGCTCATTAAGTCATCACGCAGAGGTATGATCTTTCCGTCCTTTCTGTGGTACATACGAAATTCCTCCCACCAATCGGGGAGTGTGGAAAAGACTTTGAACTGTCCTTTCTCCATCCTCTGTATGATGTTCATAATTCCGGTTTCTACAGAGTTCCCCCCCTTTTTTTCTCCTAAAGCCGGAGGGTTTTCAAAATGAAACGGGAGTAAGTTGCAGCCTAAACTCCGATACTGTTCCGCAAGGCCCGGATTGCCCATCGAGTCTTTTCTGTGACCATCGTGAGGCCATACGATATTCCACGGGCCTCTGGTGTTAATTGTTGCCGCATGAATATGTGGCGGGGCTTTGCTTTGTCGATAGGTGTCATATACATATACACAGTCCTCATCTCTATCCCATGCCACCCAGACCACAGCGGTAGGATGATCCCAACCAAAATCTATAGCCGCGATACGGGGCCACTCTTCCGGTATGGGGAATGGCTCTACAATTAAATCAGCCTCATTCACCGGGAAAACAAGACCACTTCCTATACTTGGTCTGCCGTTCTTCCGCATCTCCCTTTCGTGGGGAGAATAAGCAGAGAGGATCTGGGTCATAATGTCTTCGTTCAGATGACCGCTATTTCCTCTTAACGTCTTTATCTTTTCAGACGCATCATCCCAAGTCGCATTGTCGAGAGATTGCCCCCTCTGTAGGTTGTTCATAAAAGAAGCAACCGTTTCGGTCATACCGTTCTCAGGGGTGAAGGTCATATACACCATTCCCCGTCTGTCTAAAGTACGGGTAACGGCTTGACTGTAAATCTCCCTGCTGGGTTCTTCGTCCAACCAAACTACGTCTACGCTACGGCCTTGCCATTTCTCCACGCCCATTTCATAAGCCTTAAAAAAGAGAGAGGAGTTATTTCCCGACTTATGTTTAACAAGTGCTACAGATTTGGCGTTGGGTACACCGGGCTTTCTTTCGGTCTTTACGATTAACTCTCTGGGGATAGCCCCGGAGCCGAAAGCCTCTGGATCGTCCGGGGAACCTAATAATTCTGCTTGTACGATATCTCTGGTGGTTTCGTTGGACACCCCACCTACCCAAGCTGTAATAGGACGTTTGTAAACTCTCCCTTTCCACCACTCAGGATATAAACCTGTAAGGTGGTAAGACATCTCCATAGCCCCACAATATGACTTGCCTATTCTGTTGGCAGCCATTAAAAGCCGTTGGTTAGCTAAATCCCCGGTTTCGTGAAATCTCTGCTGATAAGGGTAAGGGTCATACTCGTATAACCTCTCGTAGCGTTCCCTTTCCTTTATCTTTTTTGCTAGTTTTACGGCTTTGTTTACTTCCGCGTGAGCTAGGTTAGGCATACTTAGGCATTAGGCCGGTATTCATCGCAAGTGGTACGCCCTTTTCCTGTAAGTCCTGGCGCATTTCGGGGGTGATGTCGATGTACCAGAGGTCGTAAGGTGAATCATCCAGATCACCGTATTTTCTTAATGCTTCACGAGCCGCGTCCATATTCCCTGGAGTTTCCATAAGAACATCATCAACCCATTTTCCTTCTGAATCGTCCGGCATCTCCTTTAAGATATGCCAAATATCATCTCCATCCGCTCTACCCCCGATATAATAAAAAGTGCCATCTTTTGCGGTAGCTGTAGGGTTTTCTGATGCTGATGGAGCTTGCCACTTCTCCGGCTCTACCCCGTACTTCTTCAGGAACTTCTGAGCGAACTTGGTGATCTTTCCGTCATAGAGTTGTTTGTGGTACTCGCCGCCGACTTCCAGATCGAGGCCGGAGTACATCCCGCCTTTTTCTCTGACAATCTTCTCAGCCATTTCCTTGCCGACATAATCGGAAAGTTCGTCAGGGGTAACATTCTGTAAGTTCTGTGCATGACCGTCTTTGTGGATCACTGCGAGGTTGAAGTTATCTCCAACAGCCTGTGCTTCAATCGAATTTATGTACTTCGCCAGATTGTACCTGTCAGCCTGTACGTCACCCGTTGTCCAGGTGAGGCGCTCGATGGAGGGATCGTTTATCCCCTCCATCAGCGCACGTTTGAAAGCGAGTTCGTGCCAATCTTTTTTGTAAGGTGCGTCTGGAACTTTATCTGCTTGTTCTAGTTCGACCTCTTCCTCTATCCCTTCATCCATTTTCTTCGTAAGCACATCCATTTCTGAACGAATTTCAGATTCTAATCTAGGCGACCTTCCATATTCCTGCTCGAATCGCCCCTCTACTTTCCACCAATCTGACTCCCCTCGTACCGATTGAAGCTCAGCATCGAGTTCACTCCATCTGTTATCAAAAGCGTCTTGACGAGATTTCAAATCTGCTAACTCTTTCTCAACACCTAACTTTGAAACTTTATAACCCTTCTTCTGCCCTGCCTGATGCCAATCCGATTGGATTTCTTCTATATGTAGTGCTTTCTTACCACCGACATCGCGCTCGTTTGTGCGGATGTGGGCGAGTACGTTGGGTTCATCCCAATGGCCCCTCTCATAAAGACCGCCTTTTTGGTCTTGCGCTCTAACAGCCTCGTTGTAGGCTTCCCGTGAATCAAAGTCAGCTAACCTTGGGTACGGCAACTGCACCAGAATCTCTTTCGGGTTAGTGCCGCCTGGGAGGTTTAGGCTTTCGTCATTGGAGTATTTGGTTACAGATAGATTCTCTGGAGGTTCAATCCCTTCTGAAATAAACTGGACAAGTTCTCTCCTTTCAGTCTGTAATTCGGGAGTCATTGCGACTCTAGGCAAATTATCTATGTAGTCCAACCGATCCTCGATTGCTTGCATATTCGCATCTGTATACGGGTCGCTCCATACTGATGCTCCCTTAACTGTCTCATCCAGCTCTATCGGGTTCCACATGGAAACCACTTCTTCCTTCGTGAGCGTACCTGGGGCTTGTTCTAACGCCTGTAACAGCCCTGTTTCCTTCGCCTCTCTGGTTGCACCGGGTTCCTTTTTTAGGTGTGCCAGGTATTGTCCAGATTGGCCTTTACCCGGAGCTGTCGTAAGGGCTTTACCAGAAGGAGAATAAAAGCCCATTTTGTTGCGGCCACCCATGCCCAACATCAGAAACGGGGCTAACTGCTCGTCCGTCACTTCCGGTATGGACAGTGGGCCTAATCCCAGATTCTCAGACCCTTGTGAGACTGACTGACTAAGCGCATTCACCTGTGGCGCTATAAGGCCACCAGCCTGTACTGCTGCGTCCTGTATAAGCGGTGATAAGGGGTTTACTATCAAACTGGACGGACTGCGGGTGCGGGAAAACTGCCCCATCCCCTGTAGGAACTGTTCTTTTAACCGGCTGGGATAATCCTTGGCGTATCCCCACATACCCGGAAGGCCGGGAGATTCCCACATATTCACTGTAGGGTATGTTCTTCACCCAAAATAGAAGCCAACTCTGCCTTTAGCTCATCCGTGGTCTTATCATCGTAAGTAACGGTCTGCTCCAGCTTATCCGTAGGCTTATACCCTGCCCTGTCCAACAGGTCTTTATTCGCCTGTAACCGGACAGATTCACTTT